TAATTTTAATTTTTATTATTCGTTAGTGTTATTAATCAAAGGATTAAATGATTGAGATCTTTTACTTTCTATACTTTCTAATGCTATACCTACTGCTATATCAACTAATTCATTATGAACATGTTCTGATAATTCACAAGTAGTATTTGTTGTTAAGTCAATTTTAACAGGTTGTCTTAAGTATCTAAATTGATAATCTACTATTGTACAACTTGATAATAATTCAACTTTACCATCAATTGTTAACCTAAGTACTTTATTAGAATTAGGTTTTTTAAATGGATCTTTTAAAGTTTTAGATGCTTCAGCATGTGTTATTGGAATTACTTCAACTCTTTGAGTTGTTGGTGTTCCACAATCAACACATGTTACTCCTGCTCTTTCTTGTATAGTAAACCAGTGATCTGTTGGTAACAATACAAACCTTGCAGTTGTATCTATGTTATCTACTGAATAAGGTTGAGGTGTCAATATTGCATTAGTTGTAATATTCTTTAAGTCCTCAGTACGCTTTTCAGTTTCTTCAAAAGATTGTCTTTTAATATTATTTAAACCATACCTTTGTTTAATAAATCTATCTTGAGCATTATTTAAAATTAAATCTATTTCTTCAGGTAAGAAGTTAGGATAGTTTAAAGTATCTAACTTATCACATCTAAATTTAAATTCTAAGTGTAATTCTGCTGCAGTCATTAATCAGTTTTAGTTTTCTTAGGTTTTAACTTACTTTCTAATGCTAATTTAACAGCTTGGTTTTTTAAATCTGATAAGTAACTTACAACTTCATCAGTTGAACTACCTAATAAATCTTCACCATTATAAAAGTAAGTACCCTTCTTTTTAATAATATCTTTCTCAGTTAAAGCTTTTACTAATGCTCTTGTAGGAGTATCTTTAGCTTTAGCTATTCTAATAAACTCTTTATAGTCTTTTTTAAGTTCTTTAAATAGTTCAGTTTTAACCATAGTTTCAGACATACTATCTACACCTGTTTTACCATAAACTCTTAATAGACCTCTTCTTTCTTCTACTGTTGTACTATGAAAAGCTTCCATAGCTGCAAACTCGAATTCCATTTTAGCATCTTCAATTTTACTTGCTGCTTCTGGATCATATATATAAAATCTAGCTGTTGAATTTCCAACTACATCATGTTCAGTATTAGCTATCCAATCATGTTGTTGTAACATTCTAAATTTTAATTCATCATAAGCATTTACTATATTAAATATAGTTAACTTATCATTTCTTAACCTTACTTCCATATCACCCCAAAAGTCTGCATTACGCTTACTTAAAGTTCCTTTAGCTAAGTTTAGATCTTTTTCAAAATGAACTTCATCTTCATTAGATAGTCCAGTTTTATACAAACCATTCATGCTTAACTGTGCTCCTGCAATAACTGTTAATGTTTTTACATAAGCTGATTGACCTGAAAATTTATTGCGTATGATAGGTCTAATAACATACTGTCTGTTAATTACTTCCATTGTTTTTAATAATTTGCCTTTATTAGTTTAAAAAAAAGAGAGTGTTTTGATATAAGGTACACTCTCTAAAAACCTTTATTCTTTAACTAGCTAATGCTAGATACATCTAAAATTAATTGAGCAGCATCACTTGGGTCACGTAACATAACTCCACATTCTGTCATTGCTTCAAATGTGTAACCATCTACTGAACTTGCAGATGAACCATTTTTCTTAGGTCCATAAGGGCCATACATTCCTTCAATGTAAGTTGTTACCATCTCACGATCTTTAGAATATACTTTTTGGATATTTGGTTCTCCTTTGTTATAAGATTTAAAGTTTAAGAAAGTCGCTTTATAAGACTCTGCTGGTTTACCAGTTTGAGGATGTAATAAACGATTTCTCATTGTATCATTATAAGGCTTATACTCTTTCAATGTAATTTTATCTCCATTCAAACCTGTATAAGTCATAAACTGACCATGTAATTCTAAGTTTTGTCCTTCACCTGCGATGAATTTACTATCAACTAAGTTGAAAGCAGAAGCTGAACGCTTCATAGCTTGATCAAATAAGTTCATGAATTCACGACCACATAAAGCAACATATTCACGAGGACCATCTTCAGTACCATTGTATGCTAAATCTCCCATGAAATCACGGATAGTTTTTTCATTTAATGTAGTAAACAATCTTTTGTTACCTGGAGCAATTTGACCTTCTAAACCAGCACCTGAATAAATTGTATTTCCAGAAGCACCTTTTAAGTCAGTTGTACCATTAGATTTAATGTTAGATTCACCAAACATTAACATAATTTCAATTTCATCCATAAACTGTTTCCAAAATTCCCACTCAGCATATTTTACCCAAGTGTTAGTTTTTTCATTAGTTTCAGGATTTAACATAGAGATAACCATAACACGGCTGTGAGCAGCACCAGTTACAGAATATTTCTTACGCAATGTAGTCATGAAGTTTTCTAACATCATTGGTGTAGCATAGTGAGTTTCACCTGATGTACGAGAATGATCATGTTCTACAATGTTGTATTCTTTAGATACCTCTTTACCAACTGTTAATAAAGTTGAAGGTACAGATTTAGTGATATCTGCAGTAACTAATTGACATACTAAGATGTAATCAGCACCATCATAAATTGGTTCAGAAATTACACGAGCTTTATAATCTGGACTGTCAAATAATAAAACGTCACCTTCTGTAAACCATTTTTCACCAACACCAATTTTAAAAGATGTAGCGTTAATACCTACTAAAGTTGCAGCATCAAATACTGAACGAGTAATAGAAATTGCTTTACGAGAGTCACCAATGATATTCCAACGATATTGGATACCATCAATTTCTTTAGCTTTACCCATTCCACCTGTTAAGAAAGAAAGAGCATTTTTATAACCATTTTGTTTGTTATAAATACGAGTAATAACTTGGCTAGCAATAGCTGGCTCAGTTAAAAAGAATGTGGACAAATGAGAGTCTTGAGTAAGACCAGCATGCCAATTCATGTTTGTTATTTGTAATGGACTAATTTGCATTTTGTTTTTGTTATATTAAATTAATAATTGTTCTTTTATAATAAACCTTTATCTAAGGCTTGTCTAAAGGCACTAAAGTTGCCTGAAGATTTTTCAGATCCAAATCCATCAGATTGACCTGATTTTAATTTAGACCTTCCATCTTTAAAGTTAGATAACTTACTTGCTAACTCAGAGTTAACTTTGGTTTTAACTTGTCTTTCTAATTTACTTAAGTCCCAATCATTCATTGCTAAATAAGCATACATGAATTGAGCATTAGTATTAGTTTCATTATGTTTCTGTAATCCTGTCTTACCAGTCTTATCGGGTTTCATAATGAAGTCCCAAAGATTATCTTTTAGTTTGGGAGTTAACTTAAACCCTTGAATATCTTCTTTAGCGTATAAATCAGCTTTGAAATCTTCATACTGTTTTTTAGCTACAGCTTTTTGTTCAATTTCATACTTCTTTTGAGATTCTACCAATTGTTCTTGATAACCTCTTTCATAGTTTTGTAATTTACCTAAAGCACTCTTAGCTTTCTTTTCTAAAATACCAGAAACTTCATATGTATCTAAAGTTTCTTCTATTTCTTCCATATCTTCTCCTTGTGCCTTTAAGTATTCTCTTAATACAATCTTTTGAGTAGTGTCAGTGTCTATTTCAAAATCACTCCAAGTTACTTCATTGTAATATGCATTAATAAAATCTTTAGGATTACCTCCTGCTTCAACAAATTCTACTAATTTATGAACATCTTCTGGTAAACTCTTTTTGTAGTTTTCCACTTCTCGTTCAACAGTAGAACTCATTAGTTTTTTTAAACCATCTTCAGAATCTTCAAAAGTTTCTTCATCATAGTCTACTAAACCTTTATCACCTAACCAACTTGCAAATACTTTGAGAGAAGAACTCTCTTCAGTATTGTTTTGTTTAGATTCAACCTTATCAACTTCTTGAGTTTCTTTGGTTTCTTCTTTAGGTAGATCTTTAACAACTTCTTTAGTTTCATCAACTGGAGGTGTTACATCTTCTAGTTCTGGAACTAGTGGTTGTGCTACTGAATTGTTCTCTTGAAAATCACTAGAGAATTCATCATTAAACTGCATTTCTAGACCTTCACCAAATGGTGTGTCAAGAATGTTAAATTCTTTTTTTTCCTTACTCATTTTTTTGCCTTATTAGTAATATACTATAAATATAACTGTTTTGGTTATTGTTTGCAAATGCTAAAAGTTACATAACCAGATAACTTTTGATAGCTTTAATGTTATTTTATTACTTACCTGTTTTTTGAAAATAGTTTAAAATATTATTTTGATACTCAGTAGATTGATTAGGAGGTAGTTTTAAAAATTGTCCATTTTTATACAACTGATTAAATGCAGGTGAATTAGAATGACCTGTTGAAGAATTAAAATTTTCAAATGTACCATCAGGAAGTTGTTTTGTATAATTATACAAAGTATCATTTACACCATTAGGATAATGTTCAATTTGCATTCCTCTGTTTAAAAATGATTGTCCATTATACAATGTATTATCATTTCTTACAGTTGTAGATAATAAATTATTATTTACACTTTTTTTACCACCATCTCCAAACTTCTCATAACCCCTCATCATTGGAGCTACATCTTTATAATGTTCTGCAAAATATTCAGCATCTTCAGGTCTTAAAAAATTAAAATTTTCTTTACTGTTGTATTGAGGATTTTCAAAGTATTGCATTTTACCATTAACTTCTTGTAAACTAGGTCTTGCTTGATTACCATAAGAACCCATAAAATGTGTTCCTGTATCACCTGCTGGTGAAGCTTGATTTCCTTCCCAATCTAATTCTTTTCCTGTAAAAGTATATTTATTAGGATTAGGTGATACCATTCTTAATGCAGCGGGATTTCCATAATGAGCTTCAGTAGCTATTTTAGATTTCATCATTCCTGTCATTCCATCAGACTTACCTTCATCTCCAAACTTTTGAATTCCTCCATACTTATGTTTTTGAGGTACATATTGATAATAATCTTTAGATGTATCTAATTTATAATTATTTTTAAATTTAATAGCTTCAGGATCATTTGAATTAAACCATTCTAATTCTTTTTGAATAGTAGGATGATTTTTAGATTTCATAAATTCATATACACCTGTTTCTTTATTTTCATAAGTACTATATAAATGTGCATTTGGATTTTTAACAAAAGCATCTAATTGTTCTTGAGGAGCTAAATCATATGCTCTTCTTAAATTATAAGATGAAGTATCTGCTTTATTTGCAGGAACAGTTTTATACCAATCATTAAAAGATTTTTTTCCACCATCACCAAACTTTTCATAACTAGTATTATAATCATTTACCATATCACGATAAGACATATCAGGATTAGCCTTTCTGTAAGACTTCATCAAATCCATTCTTTCTTTTATTGGTAACTTATTATACATTTTTATTTATATTAAAAGTATTGTTTTTACATAATCTAACATCATTACTATTGTAATGTTTTATCATACCATTTTCTTCAAGTGCTACAACAAATATTGTATTTTCATGTGGACCATAATCCATTATAAATAATACTTGACCATCTCCATGAGGTGTTATTACCCACATAACTTGTTGTAATTCATGGATAGTTGTCATTTAAATTATTTTAAGTTTTTTAACTTATATAATGTTTGATAAGTTAAAGCACTAATTTCATCTAATTGATTTTGTATCCATGTTTCTTTAAACATTTTGTAAACTGCTCCATCATCTGTTAATTTAGCTAATTCTTCTAAACATTTAATACTATCACTTTTACTTGCACTAGGTACAACAATTTCAATAATACCATATTTACCTTGATAAGATTCTATTAAACTATCTGTTAAATCTAGTATTCCATCGTAAAATTCATTTAATGCTTTATGTGCAGCAAAAGAACCTGGACCTGTTACTCTTAAATGATTTATGTGTATTTCATCTCTTAGTTGAAATAGTTTACCCATAAATATTTCAGGATTCATTTGTGTAAGTTTTATTTTAGGTACTTCCATTATTTTTTAGGTGTTTTAGGTTTAGAAGCAATTTTCATTTTTTCAATCTGCATTTTCTTATCCATCATTTCTCTATCTAACTTAGCTTTTTTATTAGCTAGTTCTATCTGATTAGCATTTTGAACTTTTATAGCTTCAATTTTTTTATTTTCAAGCTCATTCTTGAGCTTCATTTCTTTATCTTTTAATGCTATTTGAGCTTCATGTTTAGATCTATCATTACCAATCTTAGATTGTTCTAAAAACATTCTAGAAGATATTTCTTGTTGTTTTATTGCATTAGCTGCAATCTCTGAAGAATCTGGTATGCCGTTATCATTAAGGTCAATATCTTGTTGTTTATTATATACAGCAATCTCAGCAACTTGTATTCTAGTTTCATTATTTTGTTCAGCAATATATCTTTCTTGGTCAAGTTTAAGATGATCAAATTCAACTTGTTCAGCATGCATTTGTTGTTGCATTTGTTCAACTTGCATTTGATGTTCTTGTTGAGATTTTTGAGATTCAGCTTGACGTTTATAAAATTCTTCTTCTTTACGTTGTAATAATCTAACTATATCTCTAGGTGAATCATTCATCAATGTTTCAACTATTGCAGATAAATCTACTTTTTCAGATTGTAATGCTACTTGAACTAATTGATCTAACTTAGCTTTTAATTCAAGATCTTTAGTATTGTTAGTTACAAATACACTAAACTCTGAATTTTCAAATTCATTTTCTTCTAGTCTTAATAACTCAATTGCCATATCATCTAAAACATACTGAGCAACTAATCCTTTTTTATAAGCAATCTTAGCTACTTCAATAACTGCAGTATATGCTCTACGTTTAACTTCAGTATGAGCTTCATATAAATATTCAGTAATTAAAGAAGATTGATTAACAGATCTTTCTACATTACCAACTAATTCAGAGTTATTAATAGCACCTAATCTTTGTGGAGTAACTCCAGATACAAATGCTACTTGTGTTTTAATATAATCTAACATGTTGATATACTGCTGAATAGATTGACTAAGACTTAAATCTATTGCTTGGAACTGATTAAACTTATTAGCTAATTGTCCAGTAGCAGCACCTTTTTTACCTTCTTCAAAACTATTAATAAAAGCAATATTCATTTCTTTTAAATAGTATAACCATCTATCCATGTCAATACCATGACTTGCAGGTATTTGAGCTAAGTCCATTATAAATTTCTTACCTTGATCAGAAGCAAATGCTATCTCTAATCTGTAAGATATAATATCATATAAATATTGATAAGGTTTTAACCTGTCAATTAAACTAACTGATTGAGAATTAGTTGCTTCATATATAAATCCTGTATAACCTAATCTACAGAAATAAGGATTATCTAATCTACGTCTTTGGTTAGGTTTAGGTTTAATATCTGTAAAAATATCTAATCCTATTTTAACACCTTCCCAAGCTTCATTAATCCAATACCATTCTACTTTAGCATCTGGAAAAGCTTCTTTAAATACTCTTGTATTAAATAACTCATCAACTATTTCTGATTGTGGAGTTCCATCTTCATCAGTCCAAGTTAATTCACCAATCTTTTTCATTGATTTCCATTCAACTCTTGTAACTCTAATAGAATAGTTATTACTATTATTTCCATTATAAGCATTAGTAGGAGTAACTCCTGCAAAAGCATTCTGTCCATTAACTACATCAAACTGAGGTTCAAATCCACCTGCAGTATTAAAAGAACCAAAGGTTCCTCTAGTATAATTTTCTAATTTGTCTACATCATCTTTAGAAAGAATATCACCATACTCATCTAATATAGTATTGATAGCTAACATTCTTTCTTCAACTACTGCAATAGCATCATCAATAAAAGTTGTATCACCATCTAAAATAACTGTTAAGTTAACAGGGTTAACTCTACGCATAGCTACTTCAGCATTCTCAATACCTACCCAATAAACTTCTTCTCCTGCAATTAATGCATCTTTCCAACCTTGAGAAAATAACAATCTTGTATTAAGTCTTTTCTTTAATACTTTAAGTATTTTGTTAGCTTTAGATTCAATTATATCTGAAGGAGTATGTTTTTCATGTTTAAGTATTTCTTCAGGTGGTGGCGGTGGATTCTCTGGATCAGCATTAGGATCTATTTGATAAGCCAAACCTTCTTGTAAAGCTTGAAATATTTTTTGTTTAACTCCTGCTGTTTTACGATTAATATCTTCTGGAGATTCAGATACCACAATATGATTATCTGGTCTTTTAGTTTCTTCACCTATTAATAATCTAATTGGTTCTGACACTATATCATAATGTTGAAACCTAGCTGAGAATGTACTAGAAGTATTAACTCCTAATGGATCACATATAGTTTCAATATCTTTATGGTTTACTTTACCATTGTATAAATCATAGTTAATTAACTTTCTAAATCTATCAGATCTTAAGTTACTACCATTGGTATATCTATAGTTTGAATAATAATTAATACAAGACTTACCCCATTCTTTGTCTTTACTAGACATAGGTAATTTTTGTTGAGGTAAATTCTGACCACCTAAATTGGCATATATATCTTGACTCATTAGTTTTTGCTTGGATTAAATTGGGATTGAGAATTCCTCCTGTTAAATATAAGGTTTTTTTGGTAAAGTCTTTCTAAGAAGTCACCAGACGTTGTTTTCATGTCTAATAGCTCTTCTACGTGTATTCTGTGTAGTTCGTATGTTTGCAGTACGCATAGCATAACTGCAATAACTCTATCAGTGTTAATATCTCTGTCATATGCTATTAATTCTTTAAGTAAAGGTATTGATTTAATTGTTTGAAATCTACATACTTTAGTTCCTTCTGTTTCACCACTAACTTCTTCATATAACCACTTTTTAAGATATAACTCACATTGGTCTTTAATACCACTTGCTCCATTAGTACCTCTATTCATATGGATACCATATCCTCTTTGTACTCTAGAGTCTTTAACCATATCTCTAATAATACCTGGTTGTTCACACATATATTGTAAAGCATTTTTTTGTTCAAAGTATACTTTTAAACCTTTTAACTGGTTCTCATACAATACTTTAGCATTATAATACATACATAACTTTCTACAATTTTCATAAAATTGTTCTGCAGTATCTGGTCTAGAAGTATATTCTGCAACTATAATATCATGAGTTCTATCTGCTCTGTAAAATCTTTTATATACAAAGAATGATCCTAATGAACCAGACTCTGATTTATCTTGATCATAAGGGTCACATCCTGCAATGTATAAATAACTAGGTATTTCTCCATTATCTTGTTTTTCAGGATGTTCCCATATTACTGCACAACTATCTGTTGTAAAACTTTGACCAGACTTAGGATCTTTTCTTAATGGAAAATCAGTTATATAAATTAACTCATCATTAGGTCGCCATTTAATCTCTCCTTTTTCAAAGAATAAATCACCTTTTTGAGCTTGACCTCTAAGACTAGGTGTATTTTCTAAATGACCTAACCACTCTAACATTTCTGGTGAACCAAATACATTACCTTTATTTCTAAGGAAAGCTTCTTTCCAGTTTAAAGGGAACTGAGTAGTTTCATTATGAATAGCTTTAGGATCTAAACCATTACGCTTACTAATTCTATTAAATTCAATATCATCTTGTGCAGCTTCATAGTTAGAGTTACCATCTTCATCTGTCATTGGTTGTTTATACCATTTAGAATTAGGATTAAGACATTTACCTAATCTACCTTTTGTAGCTGAACTAAAGAATCCTATTTTAGAATTAGGATTAAATGGATCTTCAAAAGCTAGCATATTATATTTTTCAGGATTAGTAAACATTTCATAGAAATACTTACTACCAGAATCCATATCTCCAGAAGATCCAAATACTAATGCTACTCCTGTATAAGTACTACCATCTTTAATAAGTGGTTCAGTATATCCATAAGTATCTGTAATATTGTTAAATACACCTGCCTCATCTAAGATTAACCAGGAAGCACTTAAACCAACTGCTGCAGTAGGATTATCTTTAAAGGATATTGATCTAACTTCTGAGTTAAATCCTTTCCAAACCTTAACTCCATTTACAGTAGCTTGGTATCTAGCTTTAATAAAATCCTTTAAATCAGGATTACGTTGTTTTCTAAACTCTGTATTAGTATTAATAAAGTTAGAGTTATCAACTACCATGTTCATTGTATTCTGACTAAATGAACTAAAGAATGCCCCAATTACAGCTTTACTATCTGGGTAGAAATAAAACTCATGAGTACATATTGCTGCTGCTTTGTAAGACCAACCTTGACGTCTACCCTTTACAGCAACTAAAGATTTTTGATTTATTCTACAGTATTCTATCATGTGAAAGAACTCATAATCTAAATCTATAAACCTAGGAAAGATTTTAGATTTCTTTCCAGTCTTTTCATTAAGACCTAATATAGGACAAAAGTTAAGATAAAAAAAATGTTGTCCCGTAATTGTTTGACCACAAGAATTAGTAAATCCTTCTATACATATATCTCTAACATCTTGCCAAAAGTCTAAGTATTCTATAGTTCCAGGAATAGCACTAGTGTACATTCCTGTTTTATTATACTGTTCAGCTAAATAACTAAACTCTTTAGTATTCTTAAATAAGTCTACACAAGTTATATATGGATTGTCTGCTAACATAATTATTATCCCTCAAAAAGCCCAAGTGTTGCCTGGCCACGAACAGTGTCACCAGATGCTTGTTCCTTTTGGCAGTTATTTAATGCACTTTGTATAGCTTCCTGCATCTTAGGCATATCTATAATTGCTTTCTGTATTTTAGTAATACTATCTTCATTGTACTCTGCAGTCATAAAGAATTCTTCCATCTTATTAATAGATTCTTGAACAGCTCTAAATAACTTCATTGCTGGAGTAGTATTAATTTTCTCATACATCTTAATACATTCCTCTAACTCTTTAGTTACCTTAAACTTATCATCTTTAATGATATGACTTAATATTAACTTAGATCTATCTGTATTACTATGTTGAAAAAAAGGTGATTTAAATGAAGCATAATACCAAGTATACTTAATCATATTAAATGCTTGAGTCTTATCCTTAGATTTATCTTTCTCCCAAATAGATTTAAATGGTTCTATAACCAAACATTCTGGAGCTACTATAATCTTACTATCTATTAAATCTATTATTTTAATCATTTAATTTTAACTCTTTTAAATTTAGAATATGCTTGTTCAAAGAACTCAAAGTTTTCTGATATAAAATAACCATACATATAAGCATATGGTTCATTAGGTTGTTTTCTTTGATAATATATATCTCTAGATTCTAATACTTCTTGTATTAAGTGCATTGTTTCATGAGCAATGGTAGCCCAGTATTCTTTCTTATCTGAAGTATAACCTACTACTAGATAATATACTTGTCTATCCATTATAGGTGAATTATCTGAATTACAGAATCCTCCCATATTAGATAAATCTTCATCTTCTGTAATACCATAAGTATCAGTAAGATGCTTTACTGCTTCATTCATACTATTAGTAACTTGAATACTAACTAAACAATCATATATAGGAATTATTAGTTCTTTATTCATTTTCCTAACCCTTTAATTACAATTGGTGTAAAATACTTATCTCTCAATTCTTTGTAAGGCATGTTAATTTTATAATATTCTGAATCATATTTAACAGTAGTAAATTTTTTGATAGTAGTACCCCTACTATCAATATGTTCTTCTATCTGCATAGACTCAACTACAAATAACTTTTTTTGGTATACTCTACGAGGTATATATCTAGCAATAGATCTACCTGTTTTAGGTAAAGGATATTGATTTACAACTTCTAGTTCTATTACCATTTTCCATCAGGACATTTAGAATATTCAGATCTAGTCTTAGCAATTAATGGACAGCCACAAGCATCACAAGTATTATTTATATTTTTATCACAAGAACTACAAATAGTAGCTCTGTCTAATGCCATCTTTTCTATCTCTGGTTTTTCCCAAATAACATTTTTCCAGCCATTTAAGATTTCTTGTAACTTACTCATCATTTTTTAATTTTAAGCGTTTAGTATAATCAGTGTTGTACATTGTAGGTCTAAACTTACCTAGGTAAATTAGTTGAATAACTTTACCTTCTCTGTTAGACATAGTATCTCTTATAACCCTAAATTGTGAGTCACAAATTCTTTCAAGTTCCATCTTAGACAAGTCAAACTCACTCTTAATTTCATCCAATACTTCTTCATATATATTACTTTTTGTTGAGTTCATAAATTGTAGTTTGGATGATTATACTTACCCTCTCTAAATAATCTAGATTCTTCTTCATTCATAGTTGACTTTCCATCAATTATTGTAAATCTGTAAGAACCATCATGTGAATCTATTCTAAAATTAGGATCACCTATTCTATAATAGAAGCCATCATCTTTAAGTACTCCTGGAAATTCAATTGTTTGAACAGTGTATAATTTTTCTTCCATTATGCAAAACTTAAATTAACTGAATCATGTTTTAAAATATGCAATATCCAAGGATTAACTTTAAGTGTTAATCTATCTACTTGTTGTAATACTTTCTTAGTAACTAGTTTCTTAATGTAGTTATTAAAATTAAACTTATCCATATTTAAAGTCATACGAACATCAGTTCTAGTATCCTTATTAATAATAGATATTTGCTTATCAGCAATAACAACTAATATATCAATCTCTTTCTCAGTTAAATTACCCATAACAGGGTTTAACATTCTAATGATATATTCAGTTTTTTTAGATACTGGTAGTTTAAGTATATATTCCATACTACAAATATAACTGATTTGATTATAATAACCAAATAAATTATATAACTAACTTAGTTATCTACAAGACACAATATTCCCCTTCTAGATTTTACTCTTCTTGATGGATTAATTATAAACTTATATCTATCTGTCTTTAACCGTTCCTAGTAACTAGGCCACTGCTTACTTTAATCCTGTTAATTCAGGGGGATACTTCATACCCTTTGTAGCAGCTATAGAATTTCACTTATAACCTTTTTTGTACCTATCGGAGAAACCTCTGTTCACTATCATTATATGCATTTAAATATAAAACCTTGATATTCAGGTAAATTATATGTCATTACATATAGAAGTTACTTATACTATCCAACTTCTAACCAGGTGTTAACTTATTAGGTATTCCCTGGTGACTAACTGTTTAAGTTAGAGTACATTTAAATATACACTATTTTTAGACAATATCCTAATTTATTTTTATTTATTCTTCAACTATAGGACTAGTTCCTGTAAGTAAGTAAAACTTATTAATCTTTTCAGCCATAATTAACTTATCATTAATCTGATCCATATCTTCATAATCTAGTTTATCATTATAGTGTTTTTTAGTTACACCCATTTTAAGGTATATTGATCCATCAGATAAAACACCTTTTACCTGGTTATCATTAAAATTCTTTGACTTTGTTCTCATTATTATTATTTGTTAATTCCCAGGAAGAGTTATCTCCTAAGATAACCTCAATAGGTTTATCTTCCCAAAACTGTTGTTGTTCATATTCTGATGTACTTGCCATTACCAACTAAATTGTTCTTTAGGTCCATTAATAAAATACTCTTGTAATATCTTGTTTCTAGCAATAATATAATCTGATCCTGAACCTTCAACTTTATTAGCAGGTTTAATTATATCAATATATTCAGCAGTTGTAAGTACATGACTTACATTATTTACAACAATAGTAATATGATCTACATCTGGTTCTCTATATTTAATTTCTGGTTTCATGCTCTAAAGTTACTTATTAACTATCTAATTATCAAATAAATATAGTAAATTAAATGACATAGAATATAGCTTTTTAATAAAATTTTTGTAAAATATTTTTTAAAAAATTTTGTGTAGGTGAAGATGGTGGACACCCCATGAAAGACTACCCCTACTAAACTTTGAGAGAAAATGTTTTCTGCTCATAAAACTATCACTATGAAAATCTTATTTAAAGTTTCCGCAATTAATGTTCGTGTTAACACTAAGGATAACACTGAATTCATTTCTATCTCTTTATTTAAAGAAGTAAAGAAAGAGATTAATGGTTGCACTTCTGTAGGTAGAAAGTATGCAGAGCATGCTTGTCCTGCCTCTACATTAAAAGTTAATGATGACTTTTTGTTTGATAGTGACTTATGGGATATGCGTAAAGTATCTTACACTGATGATGAAGGTGTAGAGAAGTTTGCTAACAAGATTTACTTAAGAGCTGATGCATAGCTCGAGGACCTTTGGTCCTTATTTCATAAAGTTAAACCCAGTTAAATGTAATTGGGTTTAATTTTATTGAATAAGTAGCAAACAATTGCTACAAATTGTAGTAATGTGTTGGTATCAGTGGGTTACACTACTACTCCAATACATTTCACCTCTTTCTCAATTAACCTCATTATAACTTACCCTATTATATTTATAGCTTAATTAATATGTGATAGAGAGCACAGGGGATAAATTAGTAGTAGCTTGCGGCAAACCTAATAAGAGTTAAACCTTATCACATATTTAATTAATATTAATCTTTAAAACTTAGAATAAATTCAATTAATCATTAACCTCAAATAACTATCACAATGAAAACACTTACTGAATTATTAAAACAATATGCTGTTAAAATGGATTATTCTTATGTAGATAGCAATTTAGTATATCCAATGGATATGGGAAGTAAATTTGAATTTAAAGGATATGCACAAGAAATTGATGTATTAGACTTTTTAACTAAAGTATATTCATATTTAACACCAACACACTCTAGTGATAGAATTGCTAATAAATACGCAATACCATTTATGCAAATTGGTTCTCTTCATAAAACAACTACCTATTTCTACTATCAACACGATGGTAAAACTTGGGTTATAGCTTTAACTGAAAAAACTGATAAATACTTAGGATAAAAAACTTAATAACTTTCCAAGTTGTTGAGGACACCAGTTTCTTTGATGAAAAATTAATAGGTTAAATACTCATACCTCAGAGCTTAGCATGAACATGGAGCGTAATACTCACTAAAATATAAAAATGAAAATGGTTCTTAATCTGGAATGTGTAAGTGTAAAGTTTAACTCAATCAAAGTTTTAGGTGTAAAACACATTCCTAATGCACAAGGTTATAATTGTAAAAAGTAATATACCAAGCGTGGTATATGAAACCTATCCCACAGAAATTGATCTGTATAGGCAATTATAGCCAAGTGCTTAGGATAAAATGGTGAAATACTAATCAATACATACCAAAGAACAAAGAAAGAATATAGATTTAAAGAATAGCTTATTTAATAGTTTAAAACAGAAAGTAGGGCTGCGTGTAGTGGTCGTTTAGTAGTTATATTGAAGATAAATGAACTTACCATTCATTGAAAATACACATGAAGAGCTAAACTAAAGAATTCTCAAAAGGAATTCTACCTTAATTGGGTAAACTTTCAATTTTTAAGATGATTGCTGTAAAATACCATTTAATGCTAAACTGTGGTCAGTTGCAGGTACAGGTCACGTTTTAAAAATAATACTATTAATAAGCTTACACATTCCTAATGCACAAAGTTGTAATGCTCTTAAATATCCATAGTGCGTATCCCAATAGAATAAACCTCATGTGAATCAGGCTATAAATGGTAGTGCGTAACAAGGTAAGCTCTTGTGAATCATCTATTGTGGAGAATCAGGATAACATTACAACTAAGTGCTTAGGATAAACAAAATCTCTTAACGGTGGTCGCCTGGAGATTTAATAATACAGTTGTAATAACAAATAGAGTAGGCTCAGAACTAATGTGAGTACATAGTTCATGCGATACACCTTAAGTTGAAATATATGGCACATTAAGTTAGCCGGTTCATCTATTTGTTTTACTCATTACAACTTAAATTAAATAATTATTAACAATCAAAAACTATCAAACAATGAAAACATTAGAACAACTTAAAGCTGAACTTAAAACAGTAAGACAACAAGCATCAAAAATAGAAAGCCAAATTAGAAATACAAGTGATGGATTTAAATATCTAACACAAACTTGTGTTTATGGTTCTATTACATGGCAATCCCATAACAATGCATTTGCAGCTAATGAAGAAATTAGTGAATATTATGGTGATAATGGAATAGTACATTTATATACTAATAATCCAAATCATAATATTGAAAATTGGTCAGGTAGCAATAAGATAATGTCTGAAGAAGATATGTTAAACATGTCTAAAGAAAACATATCTATGTCAAAAGCAATTTGTAATTGGATAACAAAATCCTAATAAAAAGGTCAGTTAGTGCTGAGATAACTGTAAAGCACTATTTAATTAATTATTAAAAATACAACAATGGAACAAACATTTGAAGAACAATTTGAATATTGGTTAGACCAATGTTCAGCAAATCAATAACTAATTAATAACATTTTAAAAACTATCAAACAATGGACACAACAACAGTACTAGCAATCATTAAAAACCTTGACTCACACATCAAAGCTATTGCTGAAGAGTATAAAGATGTAGATACAGATCCTGATCAGAATGTACATATGGATCCTTCTTACTGGATAACTGTAGGTAAAGAAATGGCATTGACTGATCTTAGAGACCATCTTCAATCATTCATTGAAGGTCAGCTTAATGCAGCAGAATTACAGTCAGGGGAATAGTTCCTCTGACTTTATTAACTTTTAAAAACTATTAACAATCTAAAACAAAAATCAAATGAAAAAACTAGTGTATTTAACAGTGTGTTACTTAGTAACAATCGTATGTCTTATAGCAATAACTTCATTAACAAGTTGTGCTTCAAAAAAATCTATAGTTAAGTATAACGTAGATAAATGTCCAGTATGGGCAAGAAAATAATCATAAAAACTATCCAATCATGAACACATTACAAAAAACTACAAAGAATGGTAGGCCTATTATAAATAGGTCTACTAAATTACCTGAGTATCAATTTTCAGTACACAATAGATTAAACACTATTAAGCGTGAATTAGGTTATGTAAATCATAAACCTAGTCACGACCAAATATGGGCATCAATTTGTGTAAGTGTATCACTTTTAACAACTTAACATTATCATCTATTCCAATATTCCACTGTAAATCATTAATATCCAAAACCACTTCTGTAAAAGTGGTAGATGCATTGGGAAGAAAATGTTTGTGGGTATTGGGATAGATTAACTATTTAAAATTTAAAACAATGGAAACAATCTATTTAATTGCATTTATATCAACAACTTGGTATATGTGCAATATACTAGCTGATGTAACATATAACAGACATTTATCTGCACATGTTGGATTAGGATTAGTATCAATCATTAGTTTATGGTCAATTATTCCAGCCTTAGCAATAGGAATATTAATTATGTTCATATTATATTCAGGTTTAATACTTGGATTATATATTGAATCTAAAAAATCTAAACATCATGCTTAATGTAACACCACAAGAAATTGCATATGTAAAATTTGTGCAATATTGGTTAGCTTTAGAAGCTAAACTTAATGTAATAACAATGTCTTAACAATATTCAACAATTAATAAGCTCTCATATATTCTAATTAGCTATTTATAGCACTCTGGCATAGCCAATATATTAGTTATATCATCTTATTATTTGTTAAATAGCCCTTATATGAGCTAAAATCATATAACAAAATCAAATAAATAAATCAATTAAAAATCAATTAACAATTTAAAAAACAAAAATTATGAAAAATTCAGTAGTAGTGATCGCAAACAAAACAACAGGTTTAGTATTTAATTCAACAGGAATCAGTGCAAAAGATGGTAAAGAGTATGGATGGTACACAGTTCAATCTACATTTGTAGATAGAAGTGGTGCATTAGACAAAGTAACTGTATTATCAGCACTTCGTTCAACTAGTGCAGAAGCATTTAATGCAGCTCCATTGGTGGCAGGTGAGATCTTAGATGGTAAGATTATTGTTAAAGAATCTACAACTAAGAATCCATTCCGTGCAAATCAAGAGCCTAAGCGTAAAGGCAAAGATGGTGGTATCTTATTATTTAATGGTCAACCAATCTATCGTGAAACAGAATTCACAACTGATTTGAATGCACAAAATGTGTTAGTAGCTTACACAAGTGAAGCACCAGTTGCAGCTTCAACAGCTTCAGCAAAACTTAATGCATAATTAAGTTAAACAGTATGATATAGCTCGTTGTGTATGAGCACCTGATATTAATCAGAAGGTAGTGGGTTCAATTCCCACTATCATACCTTATATTAGGTTTATGTGATAGTTTACCCTAATACAGTTTAAGTGTTCTGTAAAAACACTCCTTTGAGGTTAGTTGGTTAAACCTTTATTTAAAATATTTAAATTATAATCAGCAGTCCAACAAACATCTTGTAATGAGATTACTGTAATATTCCAACTAATAATTGGTGTTATAATTTTAATTATTAAGTGTTAGATTAATGTTTGTAGGTAGTCATGTACCTTTTGTGCATTAATCTTTCACTTAATTAAATTACTTAAATGCTGTCCATTAACTTGGTAGTTGTATTATTAGATTTTATGGGTCTTTAATACACAAACATGAAGCATTCAATCAGGTGAAAAGCCTGTTCTTTTAAAACAATTAACAATTAATATAAATAACTAAAAACTAAATCAAATGAAAAAATCAGTGAAAATCAAATTATTAATAACAGGATTATTAATAGTTTTAATGACAGCATGTGCAGTAGCACAAACAGCAGGTTTTGATACTAACAAATTAAAATCTAAAAGAGAATTAAAATCATTAGATAGAGAAAAAGTTAAATTAGATTTATCAGTTAAAATTAATAACAAATGTGTACAAGATACATCATATGTATTAACAGTATATAATTTTGATACAGAAGAATTTGTAAAAACTTATGTAACTGATAATTTTGTATTATATTTAGACTACGACAATCAATTTGAAATATCTGTATCTTACAAAGGAACTAATATTAAAGTTATTACAATTGACACTGAAGCACCATATGATAATTGGTATATATTAGCAGATGTTAATTTAAATACAAATAATAACAAAAGAATAGTTGCAGGTGGTATCAAATTTGATAAAAACTTGCAAACATTTAGAAAATACAAATAACAATTAAACTCTTACTTGTGAAATATCTTGTAAGAGTTTATTTAAAACTTTAATTATGACAGCAAAATTCAAAGCAAAAGAATTAGTAAATAAGTTTTATAAAAAAGGAAAATATATGGAACATTCTATATTATGTGCTTTAATATTAGTTGATAAAATATTACAAGTTATAAAACAAAATTCTTTAAATTTAGATAAAAAATATTGGAAAGAAGTTAGACAAGAAATAATTAAATTATAAATTAATTAACAATTAATAACATGAAAAGCAAAGAAGAAATATACAGAGGAGCAGAAGAAAGATTTTGGAAGTGTAATGGTAGAGATTTTGAAGAACATGAAGTAACTCAACTTGAAAAACAACAATATGTGAGTGGTTATTTAGAAGGCTACACTAAATGCCAAGAAGATAATGCTGTTAAGAAATACACAGAGGATGATATTAAAGAAACAGCTTACTTCTTTGTGTCAAAGAAATTAGCAGCAAATCAAGGTATTCTTGATGATGAAATACAAGACTTTATTAACTCACTAAACAAACAAGACTAATATGGAAGATATAACAATAAAATCAATAACACATTGTCCAACTTGTAATAGTGAATGTAAAGTAAATGGTGGCACTACACAATATTATGTCCCTGTTAAGAAATACACAGAGGAAGATTTAATGAGTGCTTTTAATGCCGGTATAAATAATGTTATCACTCGTACAAGTTTTGACAAATGGTTAAACTCACTAAACAAACAAGACTAATATGAAAACACCATTAAAAATATTAATATTAATAACATTAGCAACTTTGCTTATATGGCCATCGCTTGGTTATATATATGATCCTAAAGGAGTAACAATTGGTTGGTATTTATTATCTTTAGCAATAGAAATTTTAATAGGAATTTTTTATGTACTTTTTAAAAACCTTATGAAAGACTAATATGAGAAAGATAATGTACTATGCCTGGATAGGCTTTTGGATAACACTTGGCCTACCCATAGTTCTAGTTCTCTTATTAGGACTATGGGTACAAGATAAGTATCATAAATTAACCTGTAAAATCTGTAAAAAATGAGTAAAGAAGAACCTAAAAAAGAAACATTTGAAGAAGCTGCTAAAAAGTTTGCAGATGATTGTACATTAGTATCTGATGCAGCAGCATATAAAGGATTTATTGAAGGTGCTAAATGGCAACAAGATATGGCTGATAACTGGTTAACCATGAAAGAAGGTGATATAACTGTAAACTTTAAACCCATGCCTGAGTTTGATGAGCCTGCTTATCCTACTAGACTTGATCAATTAAAAGAACAAGCTTGGGATGTTATATATCAAAAGTTTATAAAAGATACAGATGGTATATCTTCTTTAGCATTACTTGAATATTTAAAAGATAACTATAATCCACCAACTAAAAAACAAGACAATGATAAATAAGAAAAACCTCATAATATATGTGCTTAGTGTTATAATACTCATAATCTTTATAGGAACTCTTTCTAGTACCCCTGGGTTATTAGCAATTATTTCTTACTGCTTCGGTATTGCTACACTGAGAGAAATTAAAAGACCAAAAGATGAATAAATTTATATGTAGTGAGTGTGGTACCAAGTACAGCTCACCAGAATTAACACCTCCTCCAGGAATCAAGTGGAGTGATGGTCATGTATGTACACCTAAACCTGTAGACAATGGAAAATAATATACCAACAGCAGAAGAATTTTTAATTGGGAAACCTTTTACTATACCATCATTATATAATTGTATGATTGAATTTGCTAAACTACATGTAGAAGCTGCTTTAAAAGAAGCTGCAAATAATGCTGAAGCTATACCTTATAGTGAGGGAGCAGTAGGTCAATGTGGAGTAGATACAGATTCAATTATACTTTCTTACTCACTAACTAATATAAAATAATATGGAAAATGAGTTTATTAACTATACACAAGCTCTAGCTCTTAAAGAGTTAGGGTTTAATGAATCCTGTTTTGGGTATTATATAGAAACTAAGGAATGGATACCAGCTTCTTATTCACAAAAAGGAACAATTTATCCATCTAATTCAGATTTAATGAAAGAATGGGTTTCAGCTTCTCTTTACCAACAAGCATTTAGATGGTTTAGAGAGAAGTATAAATTAGATGGACTAATCTCTGGATTTGGTGATGGTAATTATGAGTGTAGCATCTGGCAGAAGCTAGGAATATTAGGAAGTAAATATTATTGTAAGTCCTATGAAGAAGCAGAAAGTGCTTGTCTAGATAAACTAATAGAAATCTGTAGAACTAAATAATATGAATAAAGAATTTTGCACATATGAACAAGCATTAGCTTTAAAAGAGTTAGGTTTTGATGAACCTTGCTTAGCAAAACATGATTTAAAGTACATTCTGTTAAGAGTAGAAGAATGCAAAAGTCAAGAAAATGCACAAGAATTTGATTACATCTTAGCACCACTATACCAACAAGCATTTAGATGGTTTAGAGAGAAGCATGATTTATTTTATAGTGTTGTATATAAAGATGATGAACCTGATAATAAGTTTGAAGGTAGTATTTGGAAAAAAGATTATTATCTCAATGTGTGGAATGAGATATATAACACTCATGAAGAAGCAGAACAAGCCTGTTTAGATAAACTAATAGAAACAATTAAAAACAAATAATATATGCAAGAATCAAAATTTAAAAAGCTAGAAATTCTTTTTTGTTGGGGAGAATTTTACTCAAATGGTAAAAACTTAGAAGTACCAACTAATCCTGATAAAGTAAAATTTAATCAGATTCAAAGACAAATTAATGAGTTAAAACAACAAATAATAGATTAATTATGGGAATAATAGTAGAGAAAATAAATATTGATAGATCAGTGTTTAAAAAAACTAAAGAAGAAAAAGCTAAACTTAAAGAATTAAAAAGACTTTACAAATTAAGTATCAAAAAATCTACAAATTAAAAATGAATGTACCTTGCTTATGTATAAATGATAAGAATAAACCTGATGAAATACTACCTGAAAACTGGATTATTGAAGGAACAAAATATACTATAAATTATGTATATTACCATGTTAATCAAGGAATTCAAGGTGTTACTTTAAATGAAGTACAAACTAAATCAGAAAAATACTCAAGTTATAGATTAGATAGATTTGCTTTTACTCAAGATGGTTTAAATCAATTAATAGAACTAATGAAAGAATGTACTGAATTAGGTAAGATTGATATTATGGAATTAATTGAAGAAAATAATTTAAAACTAATAGAAAATTAAAAATAGTCAGGTGGCGAAATGGTAGATGTATGTGTTTGGGTATGGTCGGCTAAAACACAAGGTAAATAACGAGTAATGTTAGACGTAACAAGAAAGTGTTCCCATACAGGTTCGAATCCTGTTCTGACTACAATTAAACAAAATAAGTTCTGTGAATATAGGTACAGAATAA